ACGCAACAAAAAAGCCACTCCGTATGAAGTGGCTTAATCGTTTGAATCTCAAACTAAAATCTGGTGGCCCTTGCTGGACTTGAACCAGCGACCAAGCGATTATGAGTATCAACTTAATATTATATAAAACAAGTATTTGTTTTAATAAACAATGATATAAGTTGCCAATTATTACCACTATTTGCCATGATACACCGATTGTATCGCCATTTTATCGCCATTGCTTTCTAGGTTTCATGGAGGCTATGCGAAACGTTGTATGCCTGCTATATGCAGCTGTTAATGGAATGTTTTGGTAGCTAACCATATATATAAGAGAAAAATAATTGTCATTTTTGAGTGTAGCCAAATATTACGGTCAGTTGAGTTCCATAAGCGTGAGATTACTAAATGTCGGAAGTATTTTATCGTGGGGGGAGCTCAGAACTACTAGTGTAGATATGTTTTTCCATTAGTTGTGCTTGGCGCAAAGCAGCGTCACTGAAACTCTTACCTGTTAGAAGAGTATCGATCGCTTTAAATAATGATGAATCGAACTGATTACTCAGCCATTGATATCTTCCACAATTAAGTTTTTCAAATTCTAAAAAACGCTCGTTACCAAAAGCTGATTCTATCAGGTCTTTTATACGCTGATCATTAAACCATAGTATTTTATTTTGTTCATTTCTCCCTGATTTTAATAAAAAAATGGAGCGCATTAAGATAGTGCAATAGATGGAGTAAAGGGCCCATACAAATTCCCCAAGATGCGGCCTGACCAATAAAACCTCATTGGAACTAGCCGAAATCAAATCATCTAAATTAAATTTATCTAATTCTTCTGAATGCTTTCGTGAATTTGGGTCGGTATGTAATTCACTCAGTTCTTTATCTGTTAAAATATCTGTTAAATAAGCTGAGCTAGGGAATTTTTTCCTAAATGTGATAATACCATGCCACAGAATATCCACAGCCTCAATTTTTCTTGCAATAGTGGCTTTTTGGACTTCAGAGAAAGAGGTTGCTGTAATTCTTAATATTTCGGATTGACGATTTAGAAGTGCCTTCATATCTGTAAGGCGAACATCAGCTTCATCTTTGATTTCGGCTTTGAACTTCTCTAATTTTTTATCATATTCGTTTTTAATACTCAATTGGATCCGTTCTCCTAACCAGGTTCTAAAAAGCCATCCCAAACATGCTAGAAGTGCAACACTAAAAGCTGCAGATGTAAGAATTTGTAAAATAAATTTCTCCAAAATTTCCATTATTTAGCTCGCATTGTCATATGATTAGATGTGCAGAGTAATCTGTCACAGATATTTTTAATTGCGTATTTTTTATTAAAAATTATGTAGTGGATTATATTTTACAGCGTCTTCTAAATGTTCAGGTGCAAAGTGTGCATAACGCATCGTCATTTTGATGTCTGTGTGGCCGAGAACACGTTGCAAGACCAAAATGTTACCACCATTCATCATAAAGTGAGATGCGAAAGTGTGGCGTAAAACGTGTGTTAGCTGACCGGCTGGTAGTTCAATATCAGTTCGTTCAAGTGCGGAACGGAATGCTCCATAGCAATTTTTGAATAGCCTGCCTTTTTTCACTTCTGGTAACGAGTCATAAAGATCTTCACTTATAGGGATGGTTCTATTTTTTCGGCCTTTTGTCTTTGTGTAAGTGATTTTATATTTTGTGACCTGACTTCTATTGAGTTCTTCTGCTTCTGACCAGCGTGCGCCGGTTGATAAGCACAACTTAACGATGCAAACGAGGTCCTTATTCTTTTCTCGTCCGCATTCTTCAAGTAATTGCCCAATCTGATCTTTTGTGAGAAAAGCCATCTCGCTTTCTTCTGTACGGAAAGGGCGCACGTTCTTGATCGGGTTATCGCCCTTCCATTCTCCTAGGCGACCAAGCTCATTAAAAACAGCTCTAAAATATGCCAGCTCAAGGTTAATGGTTCGCGGCGCTACTTTTTTAACCCGATTGGAGCGTGCGTAATCCCCTGAAAGACGTTTTTCACGGTATCGGGAAAACATCTGTGCATCGAATTCCCTTGCGAGCGGCTGACCCATACATTCATAGGCATGAGTCATGGCATCCTGACGCCGTTCGCCATCTTTTAAGGTTATGCCGTGAGCTGAGTACCAGGCTTTTATCAGATCCAGCAACGTGCGGTTATCTTCTTTTTCTTCATGCCAGGGTTTTGTGATGGTGTGTTGCTCGAAGGCTATCGCCTCGCCTTTGGTCGCAAACTTTTTACGAATGCGCTTCCCTTTTGCGCCGTTCGGATAAAGCTCGCATAACCACCATCCATCAGCCTGTTTTCTGATTGCCATCAGTTCACCTCTGCGTAAATCCCTATCACTCGGCCAAGCGTTTTTATCTCATCTATGCCACATTCAAAAGGGACTTTGCCGCCCGCAACGTGAAGCCTCCTTGCTGGTAATAACGTCAAGTCGCGGATGCTGATAGATCCTTCAATATCGACCAACCATGTTCCGTCAGAAAGAGACGCATCTTTTTCAACCATATGAGTCTTTCCATCAGACTTAACACAGATAGGTTGAGTAAGAGCTTTACCAAAAAGCTTGTGATCGATGTTCAAAGAACCGTCTTCACTAAGCTTTCCTTCACTTAAAGTGAATAATTTAAATATTGAATAAGCGTTTTGAACATTTGAAGTATCTAAACCACTCCTTGAACTTTCTCCTTCCCCAGTAAGTAACCAGCGTGTCTCCGCTCCGGTTTCCAGGGAGCAGTGAACTAAGAAGTCATAGGAGATGGAGCCGCGTGTGTAGCGGTTTTGTAGCGAACTAGCTGCAATGTTGAAGTGTCTGGCTAGCTGGATTTTCTGGCTAAATCCGTAAGCTTTGCAGATTCGATTAAGAACATCTTCGTTACTTATCCCAGCATCTTTTTCCATGAAATACGTACCCACGTATTGATTAATGCGTTTTTACGCATTAAAGTGCGGTTAAACCTGATTCATTGATGGCAATAGTTGGTAAACGGTGGCAATCAATGACAAATAAATCACTAAAAAGGGAATGATGCATTATGACCGCTCTCATTACAATTAAGATCCCCCGTGCAACAGTGCACCCAGAAGAATTCGCAGCCCTCGAAGGTGTATCCGTTCGCACCGTTTATCGCCAGACAACCGGCGAAAACCCCCGCATTCCCATAGAACCGCGAACTATCAAGAAAGGTAACAAGCGTGCAGGTGGTCCAATCAGAATTCTTTACGCTCGTTATAAAGAAATGGAAGCCAAAAAGAATCTTGGTCATTCACGCTTTCAAATCATAATTGGTGCTTAATTCACATTAAGTGAATTTTGAGAGGTAAACATGTTTGATTTTCAGGTTTCCAACCAGCAGCACTTTGATAACGCGTGTCGTGCTTTTGCCGTTCGTCACAACCTGTCAAAACTTGCCCGCACTATTGGAATGAAAGAACAGACCCTGCGCAACAAGTTGAATCCCGATCAGGTGCATCAGCTCACCGTCATTGAAATTGCAGTGATCACAGATGTTACCGAAGACCCAACTCTGATTGATGGATTGCTGGCACAGATGAAATGTATGCCTGCCGTGCCCGTGAATGAGTTGGCCGAGGATAATATTGTCACCTACACACTTCACGCCACTGCTGCCCTGGGTTCAGTTGCTGCGGGTGCGGCATCGCCGGAACGGCAGACGCGTCAGGTTAAAAACTCAATTATCGAAAGTGTAAATGCAGGCATTCGCCATCTTTCGCTAATCGGCTTAGCGATGCAGGGACGCGTAGAAGCTTCACCCGCTCTGGCCTCTGTTGTTGGTGCTGTCGCAAGTGTTGCCACTAACGGGATGGTCTGAACATGGTGATCTCAATTGCTCCGCTGCTAAAACAGCAAAGCCCTTCACGCCATTTCGGCCATGGTTGCATTGAGCTGCCAGATGGAAAGCGCTGGAATCCTTCACTGTCAAAAGCCACTGCCCCGCAGGCGGTGAGAAATTCAAAGCCGCTTTTAAAGCGCCTGTTTAGTTGAGGTGTTTATGTTTTTAGGAAATGAAGAACATATTCA